GCCGAGCAGCGGATCGCTACGCTCAACGGTCGCGTCGCGCTCCATGAAATCGAGGAGGGCGAATGACCGCGAGCCGCATCACGTTCCGCCTCGCACGCCACACGGCGCTGGTCGCTTGAGTGTCGCCGGACGCAACCCCTTTTCTGAGACAACAACGGCGTGTTGATCATCACCGAGGCACACCGGCGGCGCATCCGCGAGCTCGTCGCCCAAGGCGCGCGAGCATCCGGTGCCGTGGGAGAAGAAAGGAAAGATGCAATGACCGATCCCGACGACGCCGACCGCAAGCAGTACAACATCGTCGTGTTCTACCAGGACGGCGGCTGGCACTACATCGTGCGCTGGGTCGATGGCTTTACCGCCATACGCGAGTTTCGTGCCACCTGCGAAAGTCCGCCCGCGCGCGCCGGGTTGTTCGCCCGCATCATCGTCACCGACGGCGGCGACTTCACCGTCTGCGAATGGAAGTTTGGCGTCGGCTACACCTTCCCGCCCGAGCTCGTCGAGCGAACGGGAGGACCGCGGCAATGACGATGACCGCGCCGCGCGTCACCATCGAGCTCGCTGCGTCGCTGCCGCGTCGCTGCGGCGACTGCCAGCTGTGCTGCAAGCTGCTTCCGGTCCAGGAGATCGAAAAGAAAGCCGGCCACCGCTGCCGCCATCAAGCGCACGGCAAGGGCTGCCGCGTCTACGACACGCCTGGTATGCCGAGGTCGTGCAAGCTGTGGTCCTGCGCGTGGGTCACCGGCACTGACACGGGGTCGAGGCCGGATCGCGCGCACCTAGTCGTCGACGTGATGCCTGACTTCGTCACCGTGGTGGACAACATAACCGGCGAGCGCCACACGATCCGGGTCGTGCAGGTGTGGATCGACCCGAAATTTCCCGACGCGCACCGTGACCCGGCGCTGCGCGCCTACCTTGCCAAGCGCGGCGAGGAGGGCGTTGCCGCGTTAATCCGGTTCAATGAACGAGAAGCCTTCACGTTGATGCCGCCCGCTATGACGACCAGCGGTGAATGGGTCGAGGCGTGGTCCAACGTCGATCCCGTCAAACAGCATTCGTTCACCGAGATCGCCAAGGTGTGGAGTGGCCAATGACCCGTCGCATCACCACCATCTGCCCGCACTGCGGCTACGAGCACGATGCCACCACCGCCGTCGTCGAGCGCGGCCATGCCGGCCTCGAGCCGCGCATGGGGCCGGGCGATTACACGCTGTGCTTTGGCTGCGGCGAGTTCTGCGTCATGGATCGCACCGGCATGCTGCGCAGGCCCACCCATACCGAAGTGCGCAAGATTAGACGCGACAAGCTCTGCCAGATGGTGCGCGAAAACTGGCTGGCGTTCCGCGCCACCCGGCAATAGGAGAGCAACCAATGCCCGGACTAGGCGACGCAGTACGCCGGGCCGACGTGCTCGCGCTGCGGCTCACGGCACGACGTCGGGGCGCGCGTGAGGCTTCCGCTCAAGCGTGCGGCGTGCTAGGCTAACGGCCTTCGTCGTATCGTCTTGTTTCGTTCTTACGGGGACTGGCGCTGGCCCTCCCACAAGCCAGCGCCACCTTTTTTACCCGATCCGGTTCCACGTGAAACGCCCGATCCGCTGACCGGCACCCGCCAGGAATGGGCCCGCCGCCGCAATACGGGCGCCCTGGATGCGCGTCCGGGCGCCCGGGCCTATAAGACCGCCCGGCGGGGCACGGGCGCACCACGGGCCATTTCTGGGCGCCCTACGGGCCAATTGCGGGCGCCCGTGGGCGCGTTCTCCGGCCTCCTGGCGCCAGGAGCCGCGCGGCGGGGCCCGCGCGCACCCGTGGCCAGCCCAGGGCCTCCACGGGCCGCCTGGGCGCCTTCAGCCCTTGAATTCGGGATTTGTTTCTGCCAGCGGGCGCCGCCACATTTCTTCGTAGGTCGGCGGCCGGTCCTTCGCCTCGTTGAACGGCCGGCCAGAGCTCGCGAGCCGCGCCTCCTTGCCGGTGAAGTTCTGCCAGCGCACGACGGAGACGTCGCAATAGCCCGGCTCCAGCTCGAGCGCGTGGCAGGCGCGGCCCGCCATCTCGGCGGCAATGATGGTGGTCCCTGAGCCGACGAACGGATCGTAAACCGCCTGCCCGGGTGACGAATTGTTCTCCATCGGCCGGCGCATGCATTCGACCGGTTTCTGAGTACCGTGGCCGGTCGTGTTGGGATCGTGCGCGATGTCCCACACCGTTCCCTGATCGCGCCGCCCGGACCAATGTCCGGTGCGGCCAGCGCGCACGACGTACCAGGCCGGTTCGTGATTGTAGTGGTAGTCGCCGCGCCCGATGATCGTGCGACTTTTGCGCCAGATGATCTGCGCACGCAGTACGAACCCGGAGGCCGCGAGGCTCGCCGCCACGTCCGCCGCCTTCTTGTCGGCGTGCCAGATATAGGCAACGTCGCCGGGAAACAGCGCCCACGCTTCGCGCCAATCGGCGCGGTCGTCATTGGTGACCCGCCCAATCGCGGTCGCCCCGATCGTGTGGACGAGGTTGCCGTCGCGCGAGGCGCGATTGCGCCAGTCCGGGTCGTAATCGACGCCGTAAGGCGGGTCAGTAACCATCAGATGCGGCGTGACGCCGGCGAGCGCGAGCGCCACGTCGTCCGCGTTGGTGGCATCGCCGCAGACCAGCCGATGACGCCCGAGCAGCCAGACGTCGCCCTTGCGCGTGGTCGCCTCTTCGACCTTTGGCACGTCGTCCGGATCGGTGAGCCCGCCGTTGCCAGGATTGAGCAGCGCAGCAATCTCGTCGTCCTCAAAGCCAAGCAGGCGCGGATCGATGGCATCCTCCTCGGCAATGCGTTTCAGTTCGGCCGCCAGCAGGTCAGCGTCCCACCCGGAGCTCAAGGCGATGCGGTTGTCGGCGAGGCGGTAGGCGCGTGCCTGCGCTTCCGTCAGATGGCCGAGCACGATCACCGGCACGTCGGTGAGACCGAGCCGCTTGGCGGCGAGCAGCCGACCATGGCCAGCGATCAGCTGACCTTTGTCGTCGACCAGGCAGGGAACGTTGAATCCGAATTGCCGGATCGAGTCGGCGATCTGCGCAACTTGGAAATCCGGATGCGTGCGCGCGTTGGCGGCATAGGGCAACAGCCGTTCAAGCGGCCATTCCTCAATTTGCAGATCGGTCATTGGCTGTCACGCCGCGCTCCGCGGCGACCTCCTGAAACGTCTGCTGCGTTGCAGCGAGCACCGGCGGTTGGTCCGGGAACAGCTTGAGCCACCGCATGATCACCACGTCGACGTATTCCGGCGCGATGTCGATCGCGCGCACCCGCCGTCCGCACCGCTCGCCGGCGATCACGCTGGTGCCCGAGCCGACGAATGGCTCAAAGACGATCTCGCCCTCGTCGCTGTAGGCCTCCATCACGAACTGCGGCAGTCCCACCGGGAAGATTGCCGGATGCGCGATGCCGTTCGACGAGGCGCGGTTGATGCGGATCACGCTGTCGGGCTTCTTGGCAATGGACACCGCCCGGCCGCGAAACGTGTAGACCTGAATTTTTCCGTCCTGGCGCCGCAAGCCCTCGTCGTCGAACGCCTTGACCTCGCCGGCATGCCGACTGGCGACGTTCTTGTGCGGGTAGCGTTTCACGCGGTTGAAATGAAACACGAATTCAAAGCACGGCGCCAAGCGGCCAGCCCAGTCGCCGGGCAGGCCAGGTCCCTGATCCCACACGTACCACGCAAAGCGACGCCAACCGTGCTCGCGCATCCAGGCGACCCACGGGTCCCAATAGGGTTGCCATTCGTTGCCTCGGTGGATCAGTCCGAGATTGACCAGCACCTGCGCGTCGTCGGTAACCGGCAACGCGGCGAATACGCCGCACATCAATCGATCCCAGTCGCTGACACCGCTTCCGGTGTAATTGCGCTGCTGCCCATAGGGTGGCGAGGTGAATACGAGATCCGCGCGCTCGCCTTGCATCAGCTGCGCCACCGCGTCCGGATCGGTGCTGTCGCCGCACAGCACGCGGTGGTGCCCGAGCACCCACACGTCGCCTGGACGGCTGGTCACCATGCGCGGTGCTTCCGGCAGGTCGTCGTCGCTTTCCTCGAGCGGGCGTTCCGGCAGCAGGACGCGGAGCTCGTCGGCGGTGAACCCGGTCAGTGGCGGAAGCTCGGGTTCAGCCGCGGCAAGCTCCGCGAGCTCAGACTTCAGCAGATCGAGGTCCCACGTCGAGGACAGCGCCAACTGATTGTCAGCGATGGCATAGGCGCGCTTTTGCCGGTCGGTCCAGCCGCGCGCCACCATCACCGGAACGCTGGCGATGCCGAGACGCTGCGCCGCCATCACGCGGCCGTGGCCAGCGATGATCGTGCCGCCTTCGTCGACGAGCACCGGGTTGGTCCAACCCCACTGCTGGATCGAGGCGACGATCTGCTCGATCTGCCGCTCGCTGTGCTGGCGGGCGTTGCGCGCGTACGGCAATAGCCTGTCGATCGGCCATTCGCTGATGTTGTCGACCGGCCAGGGAATGCTTTTCTCAAAGGTTGCCGCGTCCATCACACCAGCATCCGTTCGCCTTTCGGCAAGATTGAGAACCATTCCTTGAGCGCCGCAAGGTCGTCGCCGACCAGCAGAGCAGCGGCGCGCGGAAACACCCGCGCCACCGCTCGCTTCGCCAACCGCGGCACATCGACGGCGTCGATCAGGAGCAATGGCACGTCGTCTTGCGGATAAAGCATGCCGGAATAAATGTCGGCGTCGTCGACAACATTCATGCGACTTTTGGCATCACGATAAAAATCGGAGATCTCGGCGATCATCGACAGCGCCGGCAGTGCCGCCAGAGCGCCGCTCACGGTGAGCTCGGCGTGCACCTCAGCGAGGCTGCGCTCCTGCAGTCGGGATCGATTAATAACTTCGAGCGCGGTCACGATCGACCGCCGGACCGCGCGCAGATATTCGTCCAGACCGTCGCCGCCGCCTGCCGCCCGCCGAATCAGCAACAGGTATTCGTTGATCAGCAGCCGCCGTTGTGGCGGTGAGATCAGCGGCAACTGCCAGCTTGCGTGCCGCATCACATCTCGCACCGATCCGGCCATGTGATCAAAGAACAAATTCTCGAGCGGCGTGCCGCGGCTCACCGCGTCGCCTATTCGACACTTGAGCACGTGCGCGGTGATCGGCGATGCCGCCATCACCACAAACTGACTGACCGGGATACCGAATTCTTCGGACGCAGCGGCGGCCAACCGCGCCAATATCCCACTGTCGCCACCAGGGACGACCAGCGCCGCGGCAAACCGGCGCCGGCGCCGCAAGAGTCCACGCACCGCTTGTACGGCACGGTTCATAACCGGACGCGGTGTGATATCTTCACCGGAACGGGACAACGCGCGCATGGCTCAGATTATCCCTTTTGATGATCTCGCCGCTAGCCTTGAGCGTGACCGCAAGGCCTTTCGCCTGCGCCTCGCTGGCCTGTCGGTGCGCCGCATTAGCGAAGAACTGGACTGCACAACAGACCAGGTCGATGCGTCGTTGAGCCGAATGCTCGGCGGCATCACGCCGGAATTGCGCACGCGCACGATCCAGCTTGAGCTCGAAAGGTACGACGAATTTCAGCGCGCCTTGTACGCCAAGGCTGCGGGTGGTGACTGCGAAGCCATCAACACAAGTCTGAAAATTTCCGAAGCGCGCCGCAAGCTGCTCGGGCTCGAACCGCCGCCGCGCAGTGAGGACTTGCTTGTCCGCGCGCTGACCGCCGCCCAGGAATCGACGAGCGACCGCATCCAACGTGCTCTTGACCGGATCGCCGGCAAGGCGATCGACGGCGAGGTCGTCCAGCCGAAACAAACCGAAGGGCGCGAATGATGGATCGGTTCTTGACCGAGGTTCATCGTCTGCACAGATTTCACGACACAGTGCGCGGCTACTCCGACGCAGAGCGGGCGGCGCTCGCCCGCGACCTCGGCAATGAGATGGCTGCCGAGTGGGTGTTCATCGCGCGCGAGGCCCAACTGCCGCCGCGCGACCTCGACTGGTGCTGGCTTTTCCTCGGCGGCCGCGGCAGTGGCAAATCACACGCGATGAGCGCTGCTTGCCACATTGCCGTGCGCGCCGGTATCGGCCGCATCCACATGATTGGTCCGACCACCGCGGATTTGCACGACGTTAACCTCGAGGGGCCGAGCGGCATCCTCGCCACCTGCGGGCTCAATCCGCAACCGCGTTGGGTCCAGTCCAAGCGTCGGCTTGAATGGCCGAACGGCGCGATATGCGTGTTCTTCTCGGGCGAGGAACCGGACAGCCTGCGCGGCCCGCAGTGCGAGCTGGCGATCATCGACGAACTGGCACGCATGAGATACGGGCAACAGGTGTGGGACATGATGATGCTTGGCCTGCGCCTGGGCGACAAGCCGCGGGTTCTGGTTGCCACCACGCCGCGGCCGACGCCGCTGATGAAACGGCTGCTGGCGATGGAAGGCATCAGCATCACCACCGGCTCGACCTATGACAACGCGCACAATCTTTCGCGAGCGTTCATCCAGCGCATCCGCGAGCTCTATGAGGGCACGCGGCTCGGCCGGCAGGAACTGCACGGCGCCATGCTGCTTGACCCGCCAAATGCCCTGTTCAAGGACGAGTGGCTCCACCATGACGACGTCGAAGAGGACCAGATCGAGCAAGCCACGGTCGGGGTCGACCCGTCCGGCGGTGGCGACGAGATCGGGATTGTGGTGTCGTCGATGCTCACCAATGGGCACTTCGCCGTGCTCGCCGACCGTACCACCGTCGGGTCGCCCGGCGTGTGGGGCGACGCTGTGGTGAAGGCGCACGACGACTTCGACGCCGACGACGTGGTGGTCGAACGGAATTTCGGCGGCGACATGGCCACTAACGTCGTCCGACAGGCCGCCGAGCGCGCGTTCGAGGAAGGCCGGCGCGACAGCAACCTGATCATGATCAAAGAGGTGAATGCGTCGCGCGGCAAGGTGATGCGCGCCGAGCCGGTGTCGCTGCTCTACGAGAAAGGTCGGGTGAAGCATCGCCGCGGACTCGACCAACTTGAAGCCGAAATGATGTCATTCTCCCGCGACTGGGATCGCGCGGTCGACGGTTCGCCGAACCGTCTCGATGCAATGGTATGGGGTCTCACGCGGCTGGGTCGCATCGTCGCGCACGTTCCGATCGCATGAAAGGTAGGAGCGCAATGGAATACGACGAAATTCGCCACGCCTGCGTCGGATGCGAGCCGCCTCCCGTTATTCAATTGCCGGACCCGTGGCCGCCGTTCGAGCCCGCGCCAACGGAGCCACCCGAGGCCGCAGCCGCCACTCGGCGCGTGCAAAGGAGATAGACCATGGCATGTGCAGGATGCGGCGGAGCGCGCGCGGCGCTGGGAGCGGCCGTTAGATCAGGCAGCATTCGCGGCGCTGTGGGCGCAGTGAGAATGGGCATGAACGTCATCCGCGACAAGGCGCGCGGAACGTACAGCGACGCGAACTATCGCGCAGCCCAACAGCAGCAGCAGGACCAAGCGGGCACGCCTTACCGCCGACCGGAGAGGACACGATGATGGGACGCGAACCGCAACGACGAGAGCCATCGCCGCCACCGCCACCACCCGATGATGACGATGAACCGCTGCCGGCCGCGGAGCCAGACGACGGCGAACAGAACGGCGACGACGACGACGAGCCGGTGGTTTAGCCACGGGAGGCTGCCATGTTTACGTCCTTTGACAAGGCGATCGCCGCGGCAGTCATGGGACTGCTGGCGATCCTGGAAGTAACCATCGGGCCACTGCCGTGGCTCAATGAGCAATGGGCACTGTCATTGATCGCCGCTATTACGCCAATCATCGTTTTCCTCGTGCCCAACAGGGAGACATGAGGTGGCGTGCGGAGGCTGCTATCAAGCGCGTTATCAATTCGTCCAGGCCGCCCGCAGCTTCGACGTGAAGGGCGCGGCGCGCGCAGTGGCGCAAGGCGTGCGAATAAACGTCGACAAAGTCCGGACCAGATACGGCGGACAGCCGGTCGTCAAGGCGACGCCGTATCGACCGCCGGTGAAACAACCTGAGCGCAGCGCATGACATGATTTGGCCGTTTCGCAAGCAGCAAGCGCAACCAACCACATCGCGCCCGAGCGCGCCGTCCGAAGTTGCGCTCGGCGACAGCGTCAACCTCGACAAGCTGTCGGCTGATCTGACCCGCGAATACGTAAGGTCGATCTACCTTTGGCGCGCGGTCGACGCCATCGCGGCGATGGCAGCTAGTGTGCCGTTGAAGGTCTACAAGGAATCCGACAGCACCCAACTGACGCGGCCAGAGATCGAGGTGCAAAGATTGCTGGTGCGGCCGAACCCGCAATGGACCGGTCACGCGCTGCAGTATTTCGTCGCCGTTTCGCTCGCCGTGGCCAACAAGGCCTTTCTGTTGCGCGTGCGCGGCGCGGGCGGCGTGACGCAAGAACTGTGGCCGCTCACGCCCAACGAGGTGACGATCCTCTACAAGCTCGGCTCGCGCATGATCGAGGCATTTCAGGTGATGCAGGACGGGCAGTCGGTCAAATACGAGGTCGACGACAACGGCGAATCCGACGTGATCTTCCTGCGGCGCCCGGCGCTCAACCGCCAGACCGACAAGGCGCCCGCCGTGATCGCCGCCGCGCCGGCCGAAGTTTTCACACGCGTGCTGCAGCGCTGCGCCGACATCGTGTCGAACTCTTCCAACATCACCGGCCTGTTGAGCACCGAGAGCGAGATGGCCAAAGCCGCGGTGCAGGAGATCAAGGACAAGATCAGCAAGTTCAAAACCGGTCAGGAGCAGAGCGGCGGAACGCTGGTGACCGCGAACGCCAAGTGGAACCTGACGCGCCTGTCGGAAGACCCGGCGTCGGCGCTGAGCGTCGAGATCAAGGACAGCCTTGCGCGCGACGTCGTGATGACGTTCGGTGTGCCGACGCAGCTGGTCGGCCTGCCGGGAACGGACACGTACAACAACCTCGCCATGGCGCGCGTCGGCTTTCTTACCGACACGGTGCTGCCTGGATACATCGGCCTGTACGTCGCCGGGCTCAATCACGCGCTGATGCGCAACGGCGCGGAGATACGGCCGGACGTCGAACACATTCCGGCGATGGTCGCGGGTCGGCGCGAGATGATCGAGATGACGTCGAAGGCGTCGATGCTCTCGGTCAACGAACAGCGCGCGCTGCTCGGCTATCCGCCGTACGAGGACGACGACACCGCCGACATCCCGGTGAAGCTGGAAGAGATGCGGATCAAGCGCGCGGCGATCGAGGCGCAGATGGGGAGGGTGTCCAACCTGCTCGGCAGAGCGCCAACGTGAGGAGATTGAGTATGCAGCAGCAGCAACAGTTGATCCGGTACGACGCCGCGTGCCAGGCGCTGGCCGAGGCCCATGCGGTCGACGAGGTCAAAGACATCCGCGACATGGCGGTCGCGATCTCTTCCTACGCGCGCCAAGCCCGCAACAAGGAGCTCGAAATCGAGGCGTCAGAAATCCGCTTCCGCGCCGAGCGGCGCATCGGCGAATTGATGGAACAACAGCGCCGCACGGTCGGGCTCAACGAGGGCGGCCGCCCGTTAAAAACCGGGTCCAAAACGGACCCAGTTTTCACCCTGGCTGAGGCCGGGATCGACAAGCACTTGGCCGACCGCGCACGCAAGTATGCTGCCGTTCCGACCAAACGGTTCGAGCAACTGATGGCCGAGCGGCGTGATCGCATCGCGCAGGAGAACGCCCGCGTCACCATCAACCTCCTGCTGTTCGACGACGACAAGGCCGAGCGCCGCGCCATTCGCGAGGCCCAGTTGGGCGCGAAGCTGTGCGCAACCAAACGCTACGGCGTGATCGTCGGCATGATCGCGTTGGACCGGCACGGCGCGCCGTCGAGCACGGACGTGATCGCGACGCGCGACGTCGCGTCGATCGCCGCCGACGATTGCGTGCTCGGGCTGTGGTCCTCGGTGCCGATGCTGGTGCACGCGCTCGACGTGATGGAGACTTGGGGCTTCTGCTACAAAACGCATTGGGTGTGGGCGAAGGACCGGATCGGTCCTGGCCACTGGAATCGCAACAAGCATGAACTATTCCTGTTCGGCACCCGCGGCGACGTGCCGTGCCCGGCACCGGGGCAGCAATGGGACAGCCTGCTCGAAGCGCCGCGGCGCGGGGAATGGGAAAAGCCAGAGATATTCCTCGAGATGCTCGAAGCGTATTTCCCGACACTGCCGAAGATCGAGCTCAACCGGCGCGGGCCGCCGCGTCAGGGTTGGGCAGCATGGGGGCTGGAGGCCGAAGCCGAGGCGGTGGCGTGAATGCTGATCAACGTCAGCCATGACCGCGAATTCCAGCGTTACCTCGACCGCACCGAGCAGCGCCTGCACGTCGGCATGGTGCCAGTGCTCGCGCGCGGCATGCGGCTGCTGGTGAGCGACGGCGGCGTCGCAGCGGAGGACTACATCAAAGGCCGCGGCGAGAAGGTTCTCGTCGCGCATTACAAGCTGGTCTTTCGTCAGGTGTACACATCGACGTGGCACCAGATCGTCGTCGAGAAACAGGCGCGCACTGGTATCACGGCATTCATGGAGCGCATGCTGTCGTGGATCGAGCGCGAGGCGGCGACGCGCATCCAGTTCATCTCACAGTCGGTCGCCGACGTAATCCGCGACTTCGTTTTGCAAGGCGTGCAGGAGGGGTGGAGCAACAACCGGATCGCGCGCGCGCTCGAAGACGAAATCCCGGACATGTCGCGCACGCGCTCCGCCACCATCGCCAGGACCGAGACGCACGGCGCGGCGTTGTGGGCGACCGACGAAACGATCCGCGAGACCGAGCTCGACGTGCGCACGAAGACGTGGTGGACCGCACAGGACACGCGCGTGCGCGCGAGTCACGCGGCCATGCACGGCGTCGTGGTCCCGTACAGCGACCGCTTCCAGCTCGACGGCGGCGAGATGATGTTTCCAGGCGACGATTCATTCGGTGTCGACGCTGGCGAGTTGATCAACTGCCGCTGCAGCGTGCTTTACTCGACCTGACCTGCGCGCGGCATTGGCCGCGGCCGTGTAGGCGCGTCGCGCTAGCGGCCCGCGCTCATTGGCGAGGAAGCGGTTGCTGTCGAAGTAGTTGCGCGGCAGCAGGCCGAGCTCGCGGATAATCCTCCGCACCACCCTTCTGTCGACCCGGAAGTGACGCGCGATGCGCGCCTCCGGCAAACCCTCCCAATACAGGCGACGGAAGTCGCTCAAGTCGTGAAAGATGATTTTTGCCGGCATTGACTCGACATGACTCAAAAGAAATTTGGCACACCGACAATTACGCAGCGAAATGGCGTTTTACAAACGAATTTTTTCGTGAGTACGTTTTTTCGTCATGAAGCAGTTCTCCGATCTCGATTGCTCGTTCGAAGTGAAATCGGAAGGTGACTCGGTCGCAACATTCACCGGAGTTGCCTCAACATCGGACACTGACTCACACAACGACATCATCGAAGCCGGCGCGTTCGAGCCCATCGAGACCAAGCTCGCGCCCGGCGGCGAATTGATCCCGAACGTGATGATGCTGCGCGATCACGATCGCAGCCAGGTCATCGGCGGTTGGCGATCGTTCGAGCAGCACGGCAAGCGCTTGATCGTTGAGGGCGAACTAGCGCTCGAGGTGCCCAAGGCGCGCGAGACTTACGCTCTGATGAAGCGCGGATTCTTGTCGGGCCTGTCCGTCGGCTTCGCCGTGACCGACAGAAAGCACCTCATGGTCGACGAGCGCACCGGCCGGCGTACGATCAAGAAGGCGCTGCTGCAGGAATGCTCGATCGTCGGCTTTCCCGCCAACAGAAACGCGCGCATCACCAACGTCAAAACCGAGATTGATGCGCTGCTGGCCGATGAAGGCTTCGACGAGGTCGAGGGCGTCGGCCGCTTGTTGCTCGGCCTGCTGCTCCGCGACGCGCGGAAACCGTTCGGCGACGTCGAGTATGCCGATCCTGGCTATCAGGACGACGGGGTGAAGCGCTACCCGATCGACATCGAAGGCCGCATTCGCGCCGCGTGGAATTACATCCACATGCCGCGAAACCAGCAAGCCTACACGCGCGAGCAAGTCGCGCGCATCAAGGCGCGCATCGTAGCGGCGTGGAAACGCAAGATCGATCCGGAAGGGCCGCCGGCCTATCGCGACGACAAGAACGACGACGTGCTGAAAGCCGGTGTTTTCGCCGATCCCGGCTACCTGGACGATGGGAAGGAGCGCTACCCGCTTGACACCGAAGCGCACATCCGCGCCGCGTGGAAAAACATCCATCAGCCGACGAACCGCGATCTCTACACGCGCGAGCAGGTCCTGCGGATCGAGGAGCGCATCATCGCCGCGTGGAAGCGGGTGATCGACCCGGACGGGCCGCCGCGCATCCGCGCCAGCGACAAAGGGCTGATCAAAGGCATCGATGACTTCTCACTGATCGATGAAACGGCGGCCGCGGAGCGTTTGCGCGACCTGCTCGACCAACTGAAAGGGCGCAGCCATGCCTCCTGAAATCAATCTCTCTGATCTGGTGACCGAAATCAAAGCGATCAGCGGGAACATAACCGCCGCAGACGAGGAGCACACGAAGCGGCTCGAAGGCCTCGAAACGTCGCTGGAGGCGAACGCCGGCCACTTCGTCAAGCTCGACGACGGGATGAAGCTTTTCGACAAAAAGTTCGAGTCGCTGGAGACCAGCATCAACGACCTGTGGAAGCGCGCCAGCCGGCCGGGCGCCGAGGGCCGCGATGAAGGCAACGCCAAAGAGCGCGCCTACGCGATCGAGTTTCTGGAGATGCGCCACGAGGAGCGCGTGCGCAAGAAGGACGCCGACCACCCGTTCACGTTCACCGAAGAGCAGGTCAAGGACGCGATCGCCTACCGCAAGGCGCTGACCAGGGCGGTGAACACCGTCGACGCCAATTCCCTGCCGCAGGAGATTCGCAAGTCGCTCACGGCGTTCGCGCTCGGCTCGAACGGTTGGGTGCTCGCGCCCGAGCAAAGCAACCGCGTGATTTCCTGCATCGTCGACCCGACCGACCTCGCCGGGATGATGGCGAGCATGAACATCTCGGGCCCGGCGGTGAAGTTCCCCATCGACAACCAGCGCATGGGCCTCGCCGCGTGGGCGTGCGAGGCGTCGTGCTTCGCCAACAACCCGATGCCCGATCTAAGCGAAGGCCTGGGCGAGCTCGAAATCAAGCCGGAGACGATCCGCTACATCGTGTGCGTCGGCCGCGACCTGCTCGAAGACGCGGCGATCAACGTCGAAGACTGGATCATGCGCAAGGTCAGCGAGGGCATGCGCGCGACCATCAACCACGCGATCATCGTCGGCGACGGCGTCGGCAAACCGCTCGGCATCCTGCACCCGAACGCCGGCATCCCGATCTGCGAGACGTCGCCGAACACGCCGCCCGGCATGTTCACTTGGCAGGACTTGATCCAGCTCAAGTACGAACTGCCGATGGAGTGGCACACCGGCGCGTCGTATCTCATGAACCAGCGAACGTTCTCGCTGCTGCACACGATGTCCGACGCCATCGGCCGGCCGCTGGTTTCGCCGATCCCGCAAGGCCCGGGCTTCATGCTCGACGGTTCACCGATCCGCATCGCGTCGCAGATGCCGGACGTGGCGCCGGGCGCGACGCCCGTGGCCTTCGGGAACTGGCAGCGCGTGTACATGGTTGTCTGGCGCAAGGCCATCACGATGCAGCAGGACCCTTACAGCGCGGGCTTCTGTGTGCTCTACAAGTTCGAGGCACGCGTGGGCGGCGGCGTTCTTTGCCCGAACGCGGCGCGCCTGCTGAGGATCAGGTAAGGAGGCTCGAATGACTGGAACACTGAACATCCGGTCCAACGCCGGCAAGGTGTGGGTCGGCCCGGTCATGTCGCCGGACTATGCCGACATCGGCATCGGAAACGAGTACAGCATCGTCGTGTTCAACACGACCGCTGAAGACATCACAACTGGCACCATCGAGTTTGAGAACGCTGACGCGGACCCGAACAACCCATGCGCTCCTGGCGAGTGGTTCCCGATCGATCCGGTGGCGGGTTGCGGCCCGATCGTCACGGGCGTGCCGTACACTGGGCCGGTGACGGTCGAGATCACGCCGGAGCGACCGATCAGGGCGCGCGCGTCGTGTCAGTACGCCGTTCCGTGTCCGCGACAATTCATTCGCGTCACCGCCGCGCCAGCGGGCACGTGGGTGGCACTGGTGATCACGCGCCTGCGACGCACCGACTTCAGCCACCTCGGGCCGTTCGGCGGCATTCCGGCGCCGCTCCCGCTCGCCGGCTCGGCGTTCCAATCATCGTTTGCTCAGCCGCAGCAGGCGACCGCGCCGCCACCGACATCACGCCGCCGCCGCGCCAGCGAGGAGGCGGCTACATAGAATGCAGCTCGTGCAGATCACCGCCGGCCACGCGGTTCGCTATTCGATGAACAACGGACTCACGCTGAGCGAGTTCGACGACGGCGTATTATACGAAGTGCCCGACCACGTGGCGCGCGGCATGCTAGCTCGGAATTGGGCCAGGATCGTCGACCGCAACGAATTGAAGGACGATCAGGTCGTCGACCTGCCGCCGCTGCCGCGCGCTAACGAGAATGGAGGTTCGTCATGACGATTCCGTATCCCTATCGGACGCCAGACGCGTTGCCCTTCGGCGTCGCCGCGGCATGCTTCGACTACTGTCCACCGATCCCGCCGTGTGAAGTGCATTGGCTCCCGTCGCCGTGCATCTGCACTACTCAGGGCTTTCCCGGCTTTCCCGGTGGCGAGAGCGGCGGCGACGGCGGCAATGGCGGCGATGGCGGCGGCGAAAGCTTTGCGGCGCGAGCGCGGCGTAGGTAAATGCCCAACGGACAAACGATCTACACTGGGCGCGCGGTCAACTCGATCTTCGGCGGTCGCGCGCTCAGCAATCTGCAGGGGTTCGGTGGTCAGGGGCTCGGCACCATGCCAGGGCCAGCGTCATGGCCGCGCACGGGCGCCATGTGCGCGCCGATCGTGCAGTGCTGCTGCAAGGGACCGTGGACGATCGCGCCGGGCGAGACGCAGCCGATCATCATGGACTGGTCACCGTGGATCGCCAGCGTGCCGGGCTACAACCTCAACAAGGTCGACACCGCCTCGCTGTGGGACATGAACGTCAGCCCGCCAGTGCCGGCCAATCCGAACGTGATCAAGATTGTGTCCGGCCAGAGCGACGATCCGGACACGCCCGACAATTCCGAGGCCGCGGCTCTCCTCGGGCTCATCCCGCCGTACGGAGTGCAAGCCCTGATCGAGGTCGGCGAGGGCGCGCAGATCGGATTTCAGTACCGGTTGAGCCTTTGCCTCATCGCGCGCGACTGCGACGGGCGCAAGATCAGGCAGTGCGATTGCGTGGTCATCACGATCGCGGAATGCTGATAAATGGCCGACGATCAGATCGAGTACGCTTTTGAACTGTGCAAGCTGCACGCTGCGGTCGACGGTGCGTTCGACGAAAAGCTGCTGCGCCATTGGTTCGATGCCGCCTGGGACCTGTGCGCCAAGATGGTCGGGCTCATGCCGCCGACCCCGGTGGAAGAGCGCGTGATCATCCGCGCCGACGGCAGTTTCGTCTTGAGCCATCAGCCGACGAGCGAGGTGAGGCTGTATTCCGGCTACAGGCTGGTGGCGATTCTGCCGCCCACGCTTGAACGTTCACGCTGCGATCCGGCGCTGTGTTGCTTCTGCGATCTGACCGCCAAGTACACGACCGGATGGGACAGCTGCGAAATGCCGCCGCGCTTCGTACAAGCGGTCGCGCGCGTGTTCGCCTACATCATCGAGAACCGCGGCGATTCGGAATTGGACGACCAAGTGCTCGGCAAGTCCGGCGCGCTCCGCTTCCTGTCGCCCGACTTGCAGTTCGTAGCGTGACCCAATGCCCAAGATTGACCTTCGGCGGCGCTCGATCCCACGCATCGGCGAGATGCGCGACGTGGTGTGGGTCTGCACCACGATTGAGCGGCCGGACGATTTCGTCTCGACCATCGTGCAGCGGCCAGGCGTGATCAAGGTGCACGCGCGCATCCGCGATCTGCGGCCGGACCAGATTTTGGATTTTCAGGCGGTGTTCGGCAGCGAGAACATGCCGACCAAGGAAATCACCATCCGGGTCCCGCCGGACGTCAAGGTCGACCTCAATCACTGGGTCTACCGCGAGACCGGGAACGCCAAGGTCTGGCACAGGGTACGCAGCGTCGAGGACATGGGCGAGGTCGGGCGCTTCCTGATCCTGCGGTGCTCGGTCGACACCGTCAACGACCCGCGCACCGATCCGGTGACGCAGCAAGCACCGCCGGTATGGGAACGGCCGGACGAGCGGCCGGACATGGATTGAGCACCATGGCTTCGATCAGCATCACCGTCGATCTCGACCGTTTGCCAACGCTGGAGATCAGCGACGATGTGGTGACGAACTGGATCGAGGCGCGCTTGAACGACGCGCGAAACACTTTCATCCAGAACGTCAGCCGCGGCGGCGGCGGTGGGCGCACGTATCGGCGGGGCCGTAGAGGTATGCACCGCGCCTCGGCGCCCGGCGAATATCCCGTCACTGACAGCGGCCGGCTCGTCAACTCGGTGAACTTCGTCGTTCACTCCGCGCAGGAGGGCGTGCTCTATGCCGACGTGGAATATGCCAAGTTTCTGACCGAGGGCACGGCTCGCATGGCCGCGCGGCGCATGCTGGCCGACGCGTTGACCGAGGTGCTGGAAAGCCGGCCGCGCGAAGATGCCCTGGCGCGTGCAGCGAGGCTCAGGTGATGGCGACGAACGGCAACAACGGCTTTCCCGCGCCGCCGCCGCCGGTCGAGCGGCCGCCGCTCGTGCCGCCGTACGTCAACAGCGTTTACAACGTCATCACGCGCCGCCTTCGTCTGGCGCGGACCATCTTCGGCGAGCGCGTCAAGCTCGTGCTGCGGCAGGTCGAGGACGAGCATTGGGCGAAACTGCCGCGCCCCTATCTGCTTGTCGTGCCACGGCAGACGCGCCAGCCGCGCGAGGTCGACGTCGATTACATGTCGTTCGTCGATCCGCGCGAGGTCGCGTTCGTCGCGCATTTCGACGGCCGCGGTAGCGAGCAGGAGCACCTTGCCGCTAACGACATCGACACCGCCGAGCGCCAGTTGATCTTCGTGCTCGCCGGCTGGCGACCGCTGCCGCAGTACAATCCGACACTCTATTCCGGCATGCGCATCCAGGGAACGCGCATTCCCGACGTGAAGGTGCAGTACGTTTTCATGTTCAACGAGCAGGTCGTGTTGCCGGACGAGCCGCCGTTCTTCGAGGGCGAGGACGATCTACTGGAGCCACTGAAGCTCGACAGCATCGGCGTCCACATCAACGATCCGACCTGTGCGACTTGCGTGTGCGAGCCCGAGCTCCCGCCAGTGCCGACGATCTGCGTGACGGCCGGCGGCTGTCCCGTCGAGCTACCGCCGGACCCGTGCGCGCCACCGGAATGCCCGCCAATACTGGGAGGCGACGATGCCGATAAGAAAACCGCGCAGCGATGAAAGCGAATCGGATTTCATGCGCCGCTGCATGGGTGAGCTCGCCGATGCCGACAGCAATCGGCCGCCCGACCGGCGGCGCCCGCAGAATCAACGAGTCGCGATTTGCATGCAGGCATGGCGCGACCGCAACAAGTCGGATCGCGCGCTGCTCAGCGAAGTGCTACAACGGGCGGCGGAGTTGCTGCGCTCGAAGGAAGGAGCATGACCATGACACAGTTTGCGGCCTCGATTGGCGGCCCGGACCCGACCGCTGGCGTTCCGCGTGGCCGTCCAGCACAGGACTGGCGCCAGTCGCAATTCGCTCAGCGCGAGAGCGGCATCGACTGGGAGAAGGATGAGAAGTATTTCACGCCGCAGCCGGCGCCGAAGCAAAAGTTCGGCAAGTACAAGGAACCGCTGATGGACATTCCGTATCTGCGCGAACACAAGATCAGGGTGCGTGCCGTGGCGCCGGCGACCTACTACACGGCGGACGGCGACCCGATCCCCGCCGACGAATGGGTGACGCTGCCGATCTCGCCCAGCCTGTTGCACGCGATCAAGGACGGCGACCTTGAGCGCGGCGAGGACCCTCCGGAAGAAGGGCAACCGGAACCACGCCATCGCGAACGCCATCGGCATCGCTCGCACTCGCCGACTCCAACCACGACGACATAGGCGACTCACGGCAAATCGATGCGTTGCGGTGATATCCTTCGGGCGGCAATGACCCGAAGGAGATCGCCGCCATGGCAGAGAACCGCATTTCGCTCGCTGCTGCTCGCGGAAATTTT